ATTCGTTGTAAGCTTTCACAGCGTCTGAAATTGTAACTGCCCTATCTCTTAAAGATGCTAAACTGTCAGTCGGGAATCTTAACTCAATTCTATATCTCTTATTTTCATCGATATTATTCAAAGTATAGTTCCCTGTTGTTGCGTTTGGTGTTGTAGATGAAACTAAAACGTTAGTTACATTATCATAACAATTTATAGTTGGAATCAAACCTGAACTTGTAACTGATGAGGGTAAAAATACCTTACCTGAAATTGTTAAGTTTCCTAAAAGTTTGATTGCTAATTTATTGTATGACAAGTTTGCAACATTGTCACCTATGGTCGTTCCATCAACTTTGAACATTCTTGCCCAATTCAATGTGATGGTATCTGCGACATAGTTAGCCGATACGTTGTTTATTTTGAATTTGTTATGGATAATATATCCGCTAGATGATAGTGAATTACCATTCGAAAGAATTAGATAATTACGACCAACGGTCCAGTTTGTATCCACAACATAGTTATACATACCATTCGAGTAGTTACTATATTTGTAACCATCCCAAGTTTGGTAATTAACAACAGGTGAGTTATTAGTCACCGTATTGTCTACAGTAGTTGATAAGTAAGTAAATAGGGTTTTCTTAAACTGCCAATCCACCTGAAACGTTCGAACATCAGTCCCCGCAGCTGGTTTGTAATACCACGCAACATCGAGAGTGTCACCACGCTTCACCGTAGCCAGTTGTTGAAAATGACCTATTTCTGGTGTTTGGGAATATCCTAAGTAACTACTTAACATTAAGATAGACCCAATAAGAAATTTTCTCATTTACTAAATAAGTTTTGAATTAATGTCTCTGAGGACTTTTTTATTACGTTTGAAACCGATGTTTGATTTATTCCACCGCCTTCAGAAATAATTAATGTTGATAAAGATATTTCAGATGATTTTCCCGTCGCAACGGCATCCTTAACCTTCTTACCGTTTTTGTCATACAAATAACCCTTAATTCTTAATATAGTCTCGTTATCATTTTTGTGGAACACTGACACACCTTGGTTTGTCTGAATGACATCAAAATATAATAATTCAACTTTCAAAGAATAATCGGAATTAGATAAAGAATCGGTAATTTCGTAGTCCAATTCCTGAAGGTTTTCCAATAATATGTTTTTGAATCCAAAAACCAAATTTCTATTTTTTGAAAGAGGTCCAATTTGGATTTTATTTTCAACAGATTGAATGTAAACCTTTTTAGGTTCTTGAATTTTGTGGTCTGATTTCATTAGCAATAGGGTTGCTAACATGAAACTTGCTAGTATTTTCATTTTAATAGTATCTTGGTATAGATAAATAGTGTAAAAACTTATACTTGCCGAGTATTTATTGTTAAATTATCGGTAGATGAGTTTGTTAAGCGAAATAGGTAGAATTAAGAATGTAATGGGTGTAATTAAAGAAGGTGAAGAAGAATCACCATTACAAATGAACCGTAACTTGGGTAAATTTGTAGAAACCTTACAATTCCTAAAATTATATACAAATAGAATTGAAAAGATGTTAATGGACATCTCAGTTTTAGCCAAATCTCAAATTATTGATTTTGATTTGATGGGTAGAGGATTAAGAAAAATACTGCTCAAGAAAGGAGATAAGAAAAAAAATGTTGAAGATTATCTCGGTAAGATTTTAACCTCTTTAAAATATAGAGAGCGTTCAGGATACGGAACTGAACCTGAAAGTGAAGACTACGAGTTCGAAGTCGAGGAACCATCAATCATACCAAAAAAAGTTTTCAAGAAAGAATTATACGAGTTACAAGTTGAACTTTTGAAATTACAAGAATGGCTAAAAGAGACTGGCAAAACTGTCATTGTTGTTTTTGAAGGTCGAGATTCTGCGGGAAAGGGTTCAACAATTAAGAAATTTACAGAAAATTTAAATCCAAGATACTATAATGTAGTTGCCTTAGGTGTCCCAACTCCAGAAGACAGAAAAGATTGGTGGAATAGATACAAAAAACAAATAAGACCTGGTATGATTAACCTATTCGATAGAAGTTGGTATAACAGAGGACTTATTGAACCTGTAATGGGTTATGGTTCACCCGAAGAATATGAAGACTTCATGGAAAACGTTGAAGACTTTGAAAATGACTTAGTAAAAGAGGGTGATTATCTTTTTAAATTATGGTTTTCAATAGATAAAGATACTCAGAAAAGAAGATTTGATATCAGACAAAAATCTCCTTTGAAATATTGGAAATATTCTCCGAATGACGCCAAAATGCAAGATTTGTGGGATAGATTTACTGAGTTCAAAGAAAAACTATTTGATAAAACATCAACAGTGAATAATCCATGGGTAATTGTAGATGCTGAAGACAAAAGAATATCAGGGTTGAATGCTATTAGATACGTCCTACAGAACATACCTTATCAAGGAAAAAATAATGAAGTTTTAGATAAAGAATACCCAGAGGTATTGGCGGTTTTGAAACCCTAATCTTCATCTTTGATAAATTTGACATCAATCTCATTTTGAGATGATGAAATCCAAACGTCAAACAATATTATAACAAGATATCCCTCAATTTCAGATATTGAGTGTAATTCAGGCATTCTGAATTCAGATATAATCCAAGACAATACTTTGAATCCGACCCAAAACCTACACAAAATTAGAAAAATTGCTAATATTATTCTCATACATCAATAATATGAGTATTTATTATAAAAACCAACAGTTATGGATAACTTACGTCGATTAATCAAAGAAGCCTTGGAGGAACAATTAGACAAATCTTTAATTTTAAAAGAAAATGTTGAAATATCTGAAGAATTAAAATACCATATTGATAATCGTATGACATTGACCAATAACGTATTCAGAGTTTATTCAGAATCATATTTTGATTTAGTTAATGAAGTTAGACAACTTTTTAATGAGGGAAAAATTGACCTAAATGAAGAAGATAGGTTGATGGTTGAGTCGGATTTGGGTATTAAAGTTAAAATTGGTAAACAATATATCTATTTGGATGCACCGTATATATCTGAAACCGAAACAGAGGAAGATATTTTAGCAGAGGCAAAACATCACGGAAAAAACGTCAATTTAGGTAAACCATTCAGGACACCTGGTGGACCGAAGAAATTCGCAGTGTATGTTAAAACACCTGGTGGTGGAATCAAAAAGGTTACATTTGGTGACCCAAAATTGAAAGTTAAAAATGCAAACAAGAAAGCTGCAAAATCATTTAGAGCTCGTCACAATTGTGCTCAAAAGAAAGATAGAACAACAGCAGGATATTGGTCTTGTAATGTTGGTAGATATGCTAAACAACTTGGTTTGTCATCTTCAAATTCTTGGTAATGAATTTAGAAAGGATTAAAGAATTCTTACAGAATTATTTGGATACCGTCGTATCTCCAAAGATTGCTCAAAAACGAGAAAAGTCGGAATTACAACCTGTTGAGTTCACAGTTTTTGATATACTCAAGGGTAGTTATCAACCACCCATTATTCATGTGTTCCTACACACTGAACCTGAAATAAAAAAAAGTTCCTCATTAAAACCTCATGCTGCGATGATGTTGAAAGAAGTGGAAAAGGATATCGAAGGATTTCTCAAAGTTTTTTCAATTAACCATAAAGTTAAAGTTCATTGGAATCAAATACCTGTTTTCAAAAATGATACCATACACACAAAAGATTAATAACGGTAAAATTCTAAGAACTTTTACACCTGATGTTGATTCTGACGAATTAAAGTGGCATCAGGATTTGAAAGATAGAAAAGTTACTGTAATTGAAGATGGTGGATGGTCATTTCAGATGGAAGATATGCTGCCGAACAAATTAAAAGTTGCCGAACAAATTTGGATTCCCAAACTTGCTTGGCATAGAGTAATCAAAGGAAATCATAATCTTATTGTTGAAATAGAAGAATTTTGATTTATTTTTATATTTTAAATAAAAAATATGATTAATTTAGAATTATCCAAAAAATTGAAAACTCAATATTCATCGGGATATCCGTTTCCTCACATTATTATCGACGATTTTTTACCTGAAACAATAATAGAAAAGTCTCTCAAAGAATTGAACGAATACGCATATTGGGGTCATGACCCTAGTAATTTAAAAGTGCAAATAAAAAAATATTTTACCCCTTGGTGTGATAACAACATCAAAGATATTGAAAATCATGCACCTGTTACAAAATTAATTTTAGAATACCTAAACTCAAAAGAAGTTCTTACCTTTTTGGAAGAACTTACAGGGATACCGAATTTAATTGCAGATGATAATTGGGTGGGAGGTGGAATTCATAAAATTGAGTCAGGAGGTAAGCTATCGATTCATTCTGATTATAGCGTCCATCCAACAAACGGTTTGTATAGAAGAATAAATTTGTTGATTTATTTGAACCAAGATTGGGAGGAAAGTTGGGGAGGTAGTTTACAACTTTGGGAAAAAGATATGAGTAAGTGCGTTCAGGATATTTTACCAATATTCAATAGAGCAGTTATTTTCAATACAACACAGGATGCTTTTCATGGTCATCCTCATCCTTTGAATTCACCTGAAAATGTTTCTAGATATTCATATGCATTGTATTACTTTACAAAAGAAAAACCTGAAACGGGAAATTTTGTAGACACACAAAATGTAATTTGGAAAGATTTACCAAACGAAAATTCAGATATTTTTAAATTCTAATAAAAAAACCCACCTTTAAGGTGGGTTTATAATTTAAGCTCTCATTGTCGGAACGTTGGTCATTTGAGGTCTTAATTCTGTTGCTGGACTTTCATAAGGAACAGGTGATATATCTGCCTCATTAAGTAATTCACGTAATCTATCTATTTCTCTTTGAAAATTATTGGAAGGGTCAGGTTGTTCCATTTCTGATACAGGAACTTCTTGTGCTATATCTTCATTTTCAGACAAATATTCGATTCTCATTTTTTCATGAGCACTTAAACATTCTTCATGAACTTGTTGTTGTATTTCATCCGAAGACAAATTTTTATTTGTTTGGTCAGATTTAAAAATTTTTCTAACAATTGGGAATAAATAATCATCGGCATTAACATCAAGGTAATCGACTCTTGAATCTTCAGCATTCCAAAAACTAAACTCCGCATCACCATTTAAACCTTTGAAACCTGCAAATTTATAACCCGATTGTTTGTTAATGAAATAAACCAAAATACCTTTTCTCCAATATTTTTCGAAATATTGTTTTTCTCTTTGATATGTTGTGCACCATCGGGTTGATGAACCGTATTTTGCCGAGGCAGAAAATGTCAAGGGTCTAACAGCAACCCATTTCTCATCCTCATATTCTTTAATTATTTGGTTCTCCAAATCCTTAGTATATTCTTTTATTGATGCTAAGGTGACAGCACCTCTAACATCATCAAGGTCTTTATAATTTGATATGTCTTTATTGTCAATTTGACCTTTGTCCATATAATCCATAAATTCTTTTAGAGTTTGATATGTATCATTATTGTAATGTTCTGTGATAAAATTTAAAATATAATACATCTGACCATCATTGAGACCATCAGTTGAAATCCCTTTGTTCATTAATGTGGATTGAACTTCTAAAATATTTAAAGAATAATCATCCTTGTGCCATAACTTTTTTGGATTGATTCTTTGGCTAAAAATTTTACAAAATAATGGAAGATATTTGTAAGTTTTGGTAGTATCTAATCTTGTCATCATGTCAAAAAATGAGACATTCAATTCGGGATATTGTTTTTTTAATTCATCTAAACGAGACATAGTTTTACTTTTTTAGAAAATATAATTGAAATAAAAATATTAGTCAAAAAAAACATTCAGTAGAAATACTGAATGTTGATAACTTTCGCTGTAAGGGGAGGATTCGAACCTCCACACAGCGATTCAATAAAAAGCAAATGTGCTCGAGCTTTGTGGTCTACCCATACCTTTTATCTATTTCGTATTCTGTGCCCCCGAGACGAGGGGGTGTGTCTACCTTGGGTGCGACCCATTTCACCACCTTACAATGTGTTAGGAACCCCTCATAAACCTAACTCCGTGTTCTATGACAACTCACGGTAACCGCCATAGATAGAGGGATTTTTGCAATCAAGATAGGATTCGAACCTATAAACCGTATCGTGTTCTTCCATACCACTAAACGACATACCTATGTGACCCTGCGGGAAGAAATCGTCCATCTTGCGATGCCTACATAGATGCGTATTCCAATACACCCCTTGATTACGTCAGTTTGGTTTTCAAGTCGCAGCCTTTCCTCTATTTCAGGTAGGTCCCCTTCAGACATAACTAACAAATGTCCCACGCGGAGAGGAAGGGAATCGAACCCCCAAAGCTTTTACACCCAGCCGATTTCAAGTCGGTGTCCTCGTCCATTCGGACCCTCTCCATTTATTTTTTTTTAACGGTGTAACCAAAATTTATTAAAACATCTTTACAAAGTCCAATAAATTCATCTACTGTTAAATCGCTTTTTGCTCTATTTGCTTCAGGTCTCGCAACACCTAAATTACTAAAAGAACTTTCCCCTCCTAACATTCTCGGAACAATATGGTCAAATTCGTAAGTATTGAAATCTTCAATATCTATTGGTCTACCCGTTAAATAACATTTATCAATTGAAGATAGATATTCTTTTATCTTCTTTCTATCAAAATCACCTCTTTTATTATATGTGATTTTTTTTCCATCATACTCGGTCATAAACTTTTCTGTCTTGTGTAACCAAGGGTTTAATTTTCTTTGTTTTTTAACCCTATCATACGCCTTCTCTTTTTGTTTATCACCTAAATGATATGATATTGTGGATTTACTACATCCTAAAGTTTTCTGAATTTGTTGGTAAGAATACCCTTTATCCTTAAACTTAAATATTTCTTCTTTTAATGACATATATCTTATAAATATATGTTCGTATCAAAAAAGATTAGAACCTATCTTTTCGTAATTGTTACAAATTTAGTATATTTGCACTATGAAAACAATCATTACGTCAATATTTCTTTTATTTTGTTTGAGTCTCAAGTCCCAAACATCTGATATTTTATATATTCCATCACAAAAATCTCTTTTAATTACTTATAATAACTACCACAGTCCCTTAGGATTTTATGCTGGTGGGTATTATAGAACTACTTTTCCGCAACCTTATATCTATACAACTCCTGTTTCTTTTATCAACCGAATTGGGATAAACGTGAATGTTTACAAAAATTCTATTGGAGTCATGGGAGGAACATATGTCCAAACCTTCAGAGATAGTTTAAGTTTCAAACCAGATATTTGGATTAAGGTAAACCCCTTACGATTCCTTCTTAAGACCAATAGGGGTTTTGATTTTTCCATAGGATTAAATTATATGGAGGAATTTAGGATGGGAATTGGATTATCAATTCCATTTGGCGGTATTTATTAATTATGAATGAAGAAGTTTTAGAAAGAGCTAATAAATTTTTTGATAAACACGTTTTTGAGATATACAGTTTGTTCGATGCGGACGGTGAGCCTATTGCACCCACGAATGTTAAAGTTAATCTGACGGGTATCAAAAATTATGTTAGTATGGGTGAATCAAAACCCTTCGTAAATTTCACAGCATATATTTTACCAACAAATGAGGGGTCAGATAGATTATATTCGGTTTTAAGCCGTCATTTCGGTAAAGAACAAGAAATCAAAACTTTCGACTATGGTTCCTACAGTAATTTTGGGTGGGTAATTCAAAAAAAATTATCTGAATTTTTAAAATATTTTTCATTACCTGAAGCGATGTTAACTAAAGTTGTGAATGAAGTTGAGCCAGCGAAAATAAATGAAAATTTGATAGTAGAATCTCGTTATGATAACGTAGTGAGAACATTAATCAAAGATATAGTTTCGTTTTACAAATATCAGAGGGATGGTGAGTTCGTTTTACCTGAAGATTTAAATGGAAAAGAATTCTATAATTTCCCTGGTATCAAAAACGGTTTTGTGATTGAATTGAATCTTGAGTTCGATGAAAATGTTGAGACTGTAGAAGTCGATGGGGCTTATTATAGAGAAGAAGACGTTATTGAAATCACAATAGTTTCAAATCCTGAAATTGGATTCAAAAACTTGGAGGAACTAATAGGTGAACTAAATGAAACAATTAGACATGAATTAGAACATGTTTATCAATACCAAAAAGGGTTTGTTTTTCCAAAAAAAGAACCAAAATCACCCATCAAGTATTATACACAACCCCATGAACTTGAAGCTCAAGTTGCAGGATTTAAAAGAATTGCGAAACTTAAAAAATTACCTTTAATCCTAGTGATTAGAAATTGGTTCAATAAAAATCAAAGCAGACATCGTCTCAGTCCTAAAGAAGTTGAGACCGTTATTAAAAAAATAATCGAACTATCCTAATGAGTTTACAGAAACTAATTAAAAATATGTTAATGGAGGAACCATTTAATGTTGATGGTTATTTGTATGACTTCATGTCTGTTGAATTAAACGAGAAAGGTTGGGCTTATGATATTATTGTAAATGTTATTTTACCTGAAAAGGGTCAATCGTATGCAACCCCAGTTTTCAGTCAGAAAATTCATGAAATCCTTGCTAATATATGGAAATATGTTGGAACATCTTTCTCATATTCAGAAAAAATATTAGTCAATGGGAAAGAACCTGTAAATCGTGGTGTTTTTATTTCTACTAAGAAACAAAGAGAAGTTTTGGTTTCAATGAGAAAAGAAATTGAAAATGTGAAAGTGTGGACAGCAATTGGTTGGTTGACCTTTGATGTGAATTGGAGACCGATGAAAGAATTCTATCAATTAGATGACGTTTATATTGATTTCAATTTTGATATCCAAATTTCAAATTTCAAGTTAGATGGTCGTTATGTCAAACCTAATTTAGACA